ATTCCTGCTAAAAAGGCATTCCATTGTTGAAAGCTTTCTAAGGAATCTTGGAGTTGAAGAAAACATACTTCTGGAAACAGAGCTGATTGAACATAATATCTCAGCAGGTTGTGACTTCTCAAAATAAATATCAAAAACAAATTAATTAATTTAACCCGGGATATCTTGGGATAACCCAGTATATACAGGGATTACACGGGATGACAAGAAATATTTATTCAAATATCTTGAGAAAAATAATTGAAAAACATAAAAAACAATAACAAAGTATTTGAAAGCATTGATATAACTGTATTTCAGTGATTTTGTGTTAGAATAGATACAAAAAAATAAGAAAGGATTGCATACTTGACTGAGAATTGTTGTAACAGAACTCAAAAAGCCTGTCAAAAACATAAAAAAGAGAGTATTGAAAAGTTGCCAAAGGCATAATTTATATATGTTACAGGCGTTACAACGATTTTGACAAAACGTTACTAAAAACATAAAAAACGAGCTAAAATACGCAAGAAAATACTGAAAAGCAATGGGACAAAAAATAAAAATAGAAAAAAAGCTGTCCCAATGCCTTATTATCAACGGTTACAAGGCATAAAAAATACTTAAATTATTGATAAAGCAATGGGACAGAATTAAAAAAATCGCTTCCTTAATTTATGTAATTTTGAAACGTTGATATCATACAACACCAAAAAAGCATAAAAATTAAGCCATTTTCTTTTCAGAATTTTCTCTAACAGCGGCTTCTTCGCCATGCATTGAGTTGGATAATTTTTTGTTTCTTTTATAAACACTAGAGCGGTTTACTTTGAACTCCATCAACTCTTTTAATTCTTCCTGAGCCTTTTCATCTAAGCTGTGATATAAATTCAGAATACTTTTATCTTCAGATGAAATATCAGATTCGATATTAGCAGGATCGCCGATCATGCTAAGGTACATATCTGGTGCAAGAAGTCTAATTATTTTAATTAGATCCGACTTAATGGCATCTATGTATTTGATAACAACATGTGCAGGAGCATTTATATCAGGATTAAAACAGCTTATGTACCGGTTGATTTCACACATCATGCCAGATACTGTTTCATAATATTCAAAATATGTATCCTCATTAATATCGGGAGGATTTAAAATCGAATATATTTCCTCAAGAGCTGTTATCATTTCCAGCCTTTCATCCTCAGCATAATTCTTGATACGTTCAAAAAAAGCCTGCTGCTGATCAAGCATTGTTTCTGTCATGAAATGAAGTTCGTTCTGCATGAACTCCTTGTCTTTTTTTAGCTTTTCATTATACTTCTCTCCAATGCCATCCTTCAGCCAGGTCTCATTTACACAGAACTCATTAATAATATTTTTTAAGACACCATCAGAAATACCTGAAGTCCCATTTTCAACTGATGAAAGACTTGATTTTTTTATTCCAATTTTTTCACCAAACACATCTTGAGTTAAATTCATGTCTTTACGAATTTCTTTAATTCTAGTTCCTAATGTAGTATTCATAAACTCTCCCCCTGTACGATAATCGAACAGACCAACCTATATATTTTATACGGTAATCAAACTTTTTTATTGACAAGTACGGTAATCAAACTTATAATATATATGTGGTGATATCAAACATCAACAATATATCACGGCAGCGTGATTCAATCTAGTCAAAACATGCGTTCTCTAGTAAACGAGAATCTGCTTCATCCCAAAATAGGTGCTCACGCGGAAGCGGCACCCGGCAAACATAATTGACAGAAATGTTGAGAAGTTTGGGAAATAAAGCATATCAAAACATCGGATCTTGCAGGCACCCTCGCTTGTGCCATTGACAACTGAATACATGAGTTTATTTAGTAAGATGCCATCCGAGCCAGGCAAATTTTTTAGCCGGGCGTGTATGGACCAGGGTAACCAGTAATAGCGTTGATCCGCACCATGGATGCGGGGAGCCGGAGTGTAATACCGGGGTGAATGTGGGCAGATATGAGGATGGATTAATATTCAGGAGGTTTTCATATGAGTAGGTTAAAAACAGAAGAACGCTTAATTATACAACCGGAAGTTTATACTAAAATATTTGCAGAGTGCAGTAGATTAGGTTACCTTTTGTTAAAAGTACAAAGACATTCAGATCATCCAGAAGATCATTACCTATTTGATGTACTCGGTTGGAATAAAGAAAGAAATATATATGCAACATGGATGTACAATTCAAGCTTTGATACCTTAAACAATGGACATTATGAACATTCAGATTTTGAAACAGCTGTAAGTGATTATGAAAAAAGAGGCTACACATCAAAAACTTAGGCGTAAGGTGAATTTAATTGCCTTTCATAAAGCGGTCATGTCACCGGTGGATCTCACTGGATGCCGTAAAAGCAAAGAAAGCTTTTCATACAAATAACACTACTAAGGAAACGGAGGCGTTTTAAAATGGCAAATAGACGCAAGAAGAAACTGGCACCTATAGGTAAGATCATCAGGAAGAGGATGATAGAACTGGATATGACCAAAAAAGAGCTGTCTCAGCTGATTGGTGCCAACTACAACTATATAACTTATATCCTCTATGGGGAAAGATCCGGTGCAAAGTATATGGATAGAATAATCGAAGTACTTAAGCTGGACAAGGATAAATTAACAAAATGTGCATAAGGAGCGAGTTGGATGAAAAATGTACTGGAAAACAAGAAGCTTATTTTACTTGATGAATATAAGGAAGGCTTCGGAGAAATTGCAAAGCTGGTAAATGAATTTGAGGGAATAAGTACTGATTCACAGGAAACATATATGAGGTATATGGAACTGTGCTTGTATGATCAGCTTGACATGGTAGACAAAAAGAAAACTGAGCTGATAAATGAAGCCAAAGAGTTCCTTGCTAGGTATAACAGTCAGTTCAAGGCATTTCTGGATACTGAAAAGCATCTTAATAAACAACTTGAGTATTACAGAGCGCAAAGGAAAGTGATTACAAATGAAAATACCAATGAGACAATTACTGAAGAAAAAGCAGCTGTTTAACAGGCTGAATAATGGTGGAGACATAAAAGAAGCGAGAAGAGCGGATGGAAATAAAAAGAGCATCCTGCAGGTCCCAAACCACAGATACTCTTCAACACTGTCCCTCTTATCTCACTTCTCCCCCATTATAGCACAAAAAATCTGATGATGTAAAGGAGGGGGTTGAATGCAGGATATGCAAAGTAAAGGCTATGTTACCATATTAGAAGCCGCGAAACTCGAGGGAATTAGCTTTGAAACATATAGAAAAAAAATACAACGCAATCCTGATGATTTCGACTTGATAACTGAATCATCGGAATCAGGCGGCAAGGATAGAATATGGATTGCAGTTGATTGTTTGACTTCAAAGGCCAGGAAGGAATACAGGGCAAAAGAAAAAATAGTGGCTGTTGAATTTGGAAAGAAGCAGTCACAGGAAATGCCCTGGTACATTGATATTGATCTTAACTGGTACATTGAGAATTATAAGAAGCATTATTATACGGCGGTAGAGCTTTCAAAAACCATTGCAGAGCATATTGAGGAATTGCAGGATATACCGCATAACGAAAAGACAGATTTCTCAATGAAAATGGCAAAAAAACTAAACATGTCATGGGGTAGTTTTTACCGCAAGATGAGAGATTATATGAAAGCTTGTGCCTGGGCAGAAAAGATTGGAAGAAAGTGTGGAAGCCAGACCGAAAAGAATTATGAATATTTCAAGGTGTTGGCATTTGCACGAGATCCCAGAGAAAAGGATAACTTCCCTTCCTTAACTGAAGAAATGAAAGCTCTTATTGAGAACCTCCGCTTTAACCAACTGGTATCAGAAAATCAATGGAAGGTTAAAAAGATTTACCGCTGCTTCGAAGAGAAAGCTGCTGAAAAATGCTGGGGTTCTATACCAAGTTACCATACAGTTGACAGGTACATAAAACACTTGCTTGAAACGAGGTCCAGCGCCGAATATCTGCTTCAAAAAGGCAAAAAGGCATGGCAAGGTAAGTACATGGGCAAGAAGAAGCGTGACACCGGAGCATTGATGGTGATGGAAGTGGTTATGGGTGATGGACATACCTTTGACTGCTGGGTAGAAATCAAACGTAAAAACGGGACAGTTGACTATATACGGCCACACCTTTTGGCATGGATAGACTTGCGATCACGCTGCCTGGTTGGATGGGCAATATGCGAAATACCGGATAGTCAGGTCATCAAAAAAAGCATTCTCAACATGATATATGAGAAAAAGGATTCCAGGCTCCCTTATGGCTGCCCGAAGTACATTTACATCGATAATGGTAAGGATTTTACAGCACAGTGCCTTACAGGTAGGCCAAGGACGGAAAAGTTTACTCTGGACTCAGATGTAAAAGGCTTCTTCCGTGGTGCAGGTATAGAGGATGATATAAGGGCTATGCCTTATCATTCATTTTCCAAAGCTCAGATTGAACGCATGTTTGGTACTGTGTGTGAGGATTTTTCCAAAGAAAGCAATACATATACAGGTACACTTACCGGCTCCAGTACGGAAGCCAAGATCAAGCGTAATATTAAAAAGATGGGTGAAAAGGGACTGGTTGAGTCTATGGAGAGCTTAGCACAAAGGTTTCAGGTTTGGCTTCCCAAATACCATGCCAGGATACATGAAGGCCTCAAAGATCAGGGTGAAGCTATTCCAAAACCGATAGAAGTATTCAACCATGCTGATCGTTATGAGAAACCTGCTCCGCCTCTTGATTTTGCAGAGAGCTTGCTGATGACAACGGTTATAAGGTTTGTAAGGCCCGAAGGAATCAAGATGTTCAAGAACTTCTATTATACACATCCTGCATTGAGTCAGTACAGGCGTGATAATGTCAGGGTTAAATACGATCCGGATGATGTGTCGGTAATTCATGTCTATGACAAGGCTGGGAAAAAGATTTGCGATGCTTCATGCTATGAGCTTTTGAAAATATCTCCCAAGTCCAATGAGAGGGCATTGGTAGAGCATATCAAGTCACAGCATCAGGAATACAAGGACATGATGAGTGAAATCAAGTATATGCAAATGCCTTATGAAGAACGTGTGGATCTGAGTGAAGGACGGAAGGTGATCACACCTGAGACAAAAGGCAAGAATCCGAAGGTTGTAAGTATGCCTGATGACAAGCAGTACCGGAATGAAGCCAGGGATAAGAAATCGAAGGATGAATATCAACCTAATGAGTATTATCTCAAGAAGTCTGAAGAGTTTTTTGCAAAACTACAAAATTTATAAATAATGGGGGTATTGATATATGAATACTGCAGCAAAAGTATATCCATTAAAGAAGGATATATCCACATTGGCGTTGGAATACATGAGACGCCACGATCTTGATAATGAGGCTTTCGGGAAAATGATAAAATATTCAAGAACGGCATTATCACAATACTTTTCAGGGAAATATACAAATCCAAAAAACGTTGAAAAAGCAATTATAAGTTTTTTTAAGGCTGAAGGTGAGCTACCTGAAGAGTTTCAATTATCAGTGACAGCTGAAAGATCCAAATTTTATTTATCAAGGGATGCCAAAGAAATTATTGGACTATGCCAAACATGCCAGGATGACAGAGACCTTGGAGTTATCTGCGGAAAGACTGGTTATGGAAAGACCTATACTCTTAAGCAGTATGCAAAAACCGATCATGTGTGCTACATAGAATGTGACGATACCATGTCTAGTAAGGACCTGGTCGAGGCGATTGAAGAAGGGCTGGGGCTTCCCATAATGTACGGCACAATTGCAAAACGGCTTAAACACATCCGGGAATTCTTCATTATAAATGAAGGCTACCTGCTTATAATCGATGAGGCTGACAAGCTCCTTAGCAAGCACACGCAAAAAAAGATGGAGATACTGAGATCCATTTATGACAAAAGCGAAATTGATGCTGAGAAAAAAGTAGGGATTGTTATATCAGGCGAACCAAATCTGATTAAAATGTTGAATGTTTACCTTCCGAGGTTTGCCAATAGGGTAAAAAACAAGCATCCACTGAATGGATTGACCAGGAAGGAAGTCGAGGAATATCTATCCGGATACAATTTCACAAATGATGCTATGGAAGAAATGATTCAAAGAGGCACAAATCAGAAATCAGGGTGCTTTAGGTTACTTGACTTCACACTGGACAACATATTCAAACTTGTATCACGGGATGGTGAAATAACTCTTGACATCATTCGGCAGGCAAGTAGGATGATGATGCTATAACAGGAGGTAAGCAAATGACAACTACCATTGCGAGAGCAATCACGATGATTAAGGAACCAAGATCTAGACTGAAATCAGAAATGAACCGATGCAAGCTTTCCACTCATGTTATAGCTTTACAACTCGGAGAATCACGGCAGACAGTAGAAAGATACCTGGATGGTGAAGCTTCAGACCAGTATTTTGAGAAGAAAGTCATGGAATGGCTTGAATAAGAAAACGGAGGATGATTGCATGAAAAGCAAATTAACATTTACAGATACCGCGTTAATGGTAATAAACAGTGTTGAAGAAGGTGTTATGGACAAAGCCACGGCTGTGGCAAGGATTGAAGAAGCTGCTGAAAAGAAATGTGCTGAATATGCAGCGAAGGTAATGAAGGATTTGCAAGTGTCTTTGATGGCTTTAGAAAGAGCCGTTGAAGAATTTGAGGGGGTATCTAATCCATTTCCCTTAGATACGATGACCGTGGAGCAGGCACAAGATATTTATAAGAATAAAGGCATGCTGCTTTTATGTAATGATGGTCATGTAATAAATGTCTTTAGGGAAAGCACAAATAAACAAGAAGAAGGAGTGGTTTAATTGGCAAAGGAAAAAGGTCTGTTAGTATTCAGGAATTGGGATGAGGTCAACCAGGCGATCAAAGAAATCGGTGACATCGACAGAAAAGTCTCAACTATCGAAAACGATATGAATGAGAGGATCAACACAATCAAGGCTGATTCAGAAAGGGATTCCGCTTCCCTACTGGAAAGAAAAACCAAGCTGGAAACAAATATTCAGGAATTTACCGAAAGCTATGCAAATGAGTTTATTACTGCAAAATCCAAAAAAATGCTTTATGGTACCGTGGGCTTCAGGAAAGCTGCAACCATAACAATCAGGAATATCAAAGCTATAATCGAAGCCTGCAAGCAGAATAGAATGACAGATTGCATTATCACAACCGAAAAGCTTAATAAAGAAGAGCTTGAAAAGTATGATGATGCATCCCTCTTGAAGATCGGAGCTAAACGAAAGGTCGGAGACAAATTTTATTATGAGGTAAATACAGAAAGGATTGATACTTGATGCGGAATACACCGGCAACTAATGCAGCAAACACTCCACAGAAGGTTATGAAGAGCATCCAGCCTAAAGAAGAAATTGCAGTTAATATTACTAAAAAGGTTTCAGGATCAGAGCTGGATAATGTACTTCAGGGGGTAGGAGCTTTCACCAAATGTTTCAGCCAGGAAGATAATTACATGGTGGAAATCAAGGTTGAAAAGGTCTTCGAGACCGATAAAACGGAAGATGCGGAATAAAGAAGTTATGAAACACAGGGAGGCAAAAGCTTCCCTGTGTTTTTACTAGAAAGGAGGTTTTCATGTACGGGGCCAGGACATACAAAATAAACAAGAGTCAAGTTAAGATCATATATACACTTGGACAGGAACTAGGTATTGTTGACCGCATGGTGACCAAAGATTCCCTTCATGAAATGGTTGAATCAATCACAGGTAAAATACATATCTCGGAGCTTACAGGTGATGAGGCAATTAAGGTTATTGACAGGCTCAAAGGCAATATGAAAGGTGTTGACAGGATAAAAGAGAAGCCCAAAAACACAGTATCTAAAGACCGGTGGAATCAATACGCTTTTGGTCTCACCTCCCGCCCTGGCATGGCCTCACTTAAGCAGCTTGAATTTATAAGGGCTATGATGTTTGAGCTTAAAAACAGAGTTCCGGGAGAAGCTTCCCTGGATGACCGGCTGCGGGGATGGCTGGAAAAGTATAATCACACCAGTGATGTGAAGTTCCTTACACCAGGAAAGGCCAGAATTGCAATTGAAGGATTAAAGAAATATCTAGTAAAGCTGGGCTGGAGTTATAAGGAGGTTTAAATGTCGGAGGTATTTCAGGTATTGGGTGTCAGCTGGATCATTTTCAGTATGTTTCTTATATCAAGGGTAAGCAAATGGTTCAGGGTTATTATTTGTGATGAGGTATATTACAGCGCCAAGGGGCTACAGCTCACCATAGTATTGCTGGCAGTATCGTTAATTATAAGTCAGGCTATTTTTTAGATTTCAAGGGGGCTTTGTGATGGTTAAGATTTCGGATCATGGCAACAAACGAGTCAGGAGCCGGTGCGGAATACCAAAGAAATCAGTTGAAAAGCTGACAAAAGATGCTTTTCACAAAGGTATCACCCATGCTGAGACTACCGGCTCTCTTAACAAGTTTATAACAGCGGAATACTTCTACAACCAAAAAGCGAATAACATTCGCATATATAATGACAAAGTGTTCATTTTTGCAGGTGAAACATTGGTTACAGTATTTAACCTGCCACAGCGGTACCGTGAATCGGTTAAAAACATTCTGAAAGACAGGTTAAAAGACCGTAGAGAAGGAGCTGCAGTATGAAGAGGATTGTTTTTTACATTAAGTGTTTAATGGTGGTTTGGCGTGATAGAAAATCAAAGAAATGCCGGGCGAAGTCCAGAAGGTATGTAAAGGAATTTCAGAGGATTTATGAATCGATGGGGTTAGAACGGTAAAAAAATGGAGGTATTCAAATGGATAGAATAATATGCCTGGTCGGAGAATCCGGATCAGGGAAAACGACTATTGCACAAGTACTTGAAGAAGATGGATACAACGTAATTCATTCCTATACTACCAGGCCGCAAAGGAAGCTTGAAGAATGGGGTCACAGATTTGTTACCGGAGCTGTCCTGCAGGAGCATTTTGATATTCCAGAATACATAGTAGCTTATAAATTCTATGATAACTATCACTATTGGGCAATTAGGGACCAGTATAAAGGATTGGGAACAAGTATTTATGTTATTGATCCGGATGGAATTGAGATGTTATTGTCCAAGGTCAAGGATGCAGAGATTGTCATAGTTTATCTCAAAGCTGACAAAGAAGAGCGTATTTATAGAATGGCCGATCAGGGCAGACCTATAGGAGACGTTGGCAGACGGGTAGGTTATGATCGGAATGCATTCAAAAGAATACGATGCAACTGGGTTGTTGACGCTAATAGTTCTATTACTGACACGATCGAGCAGGTCAAGGAAGTTATCAGGGCTACAGGAGGGAATACATGAAAGCGAGGGTTATAGTAACACTAGAATGTAATCGGCATTGTGAGGGCTGCAGCAATACACATGATGCTTTCCTGCAGCATGAAGTTTTGGATAATATTCGTGATCTGTTGTCATATGAAGAAATTATCATAACTGGTGGAGAACCAATGCTTATTCCCGATAAAGTCATTTTGTTTGCTCATGTGCTACGTAGAAGGCTTAATTATGAAGGCAAAATATATATGTACACAGCCTTATTTAAAAAGGATTTGTGGACAGAGTACAGAGATTTATTCACTTACATAAATGGAATTCATTTTACGATCCATGACGGTGCATCTGATCAAGATGTTATGGAATTGAAGTTACTATCTGAAAGACTACCTCAGCAAAGTGGAATTTCCTTTCGGTTGGATATTGATACCAGACTATATGAACGCTATGACTTTTCAAATATTAATTTCTCGGCCTGGTCAGTAGTACGTCGGCTAAAGTGGCTGGATAATTGTAAACTGCCGGAAGAAGAAAAGCTCTTTATTTTTGATCTGAAGGGAGCGTGAAATATTTGACTAAAGAGGATTGGAAAGTTGTTGAAGATAAGCTTAAACACATAATGGATGTTGTTGAACTGCAATGTGATGAATATAAGGTAAGCCTAGTATTAAAGCGTGAGAATCAATTCAAGAACTCTATAATGGTCTATGTTAATGGGGTATTTAAGTATGAATGGATGAATAAGGATTGTGAGGAATCAAGAAGGTTTCTTAGGAAGGTTACAAAATCATTGTATTCTCAGAAGCGAAAACAGGCTTATAACAAGTTGCCTAAGAGGATTCAAAAAGAATTGAAGACTGATATCAATAAGGTATTCATCTATTATATGCCGACATGGACATCATTTAATTCTCTTAAGAGAAATCTTATAAAGGAAAACAACAATATCAAGCTTCGAAGCCAAAGTTCAGAGTAACAGGAGGTGATATATTTGCCAAAACCGTGGACAAAAGAGCAAATTGAGTATTTTGAGAAATCTTTCGGTAATGTAAGCCTTAAAACTATTGCTAAAAACCTTGGCAAAGATATTAGAACAGTCGATGCCTGGCGTTATCGTAATGGGTACCCTACATCAACACAAGCGCATGAAGGAATACCGGTTTATGAATTCTCAACTGCTGTTAAAATGAACGATCAGACAATCTACCGTTACTGGATCAGGGAAAAGGGCTTGCCGATTACACTTTTTAAACCTCTTGGGAAAGCTGCAAAAATGATGGTAAACCTAAAAGAATTCTGGCAATGGGCATTCGATCATAGGGATTTCATAGATTTCAGTAAATTTGAACCTGGTGCACTTGGAGAAGAACCTGACTGGGTAATTAAGATGAGAAAACTGGATTACTATGACAAAGGTAAAAAAGGATGGGAGCGTCCGTGGACCCCAGAAGATGATTCCAGGATGATCGAATACCTAAAAACATTTCGCTATACATACAGGCAGCTCACCGAATTTCTAAACAGAACCGAACTAAGTATTCAAAACAGACTTTATCAAATTAGATGCAAATACCGGCCACTGGCTGAAGCTAGAAGAGATTGGTCTAAAAGTGAAGAGGAAATGCTCATTTTAATGAGGCTTGCAGGTGATACGGTCGGAGTGATTGCAAAAGCGCTTAACAGGAACCAGCTTCAGGTAAAAAACAAATGGGAACGGCTTAAAAGAAGCGGAAAAGTTCAGTTGGTAGGTTGATACAAAAAAATAGATAGGAGGTTATTTAAGATGTTTTGGGCAATTGGTGTAATTATTTTTTTCATACTATTAACAGTGTATTCATCTTGTAGAGTTTCAAGCCGGTGTAGCCGTGAAGAAGAAAAACCTGATACGTGAAATAAAAACTATGTGAAGAACGAGGTTAGGTTAACATTTTACACCTAACCTCATCAGAAAGGAAAATGCAAAATAATATGGAGAATGATGTTTTAAAAGTCGAAATCGGACAGCAGTTGCCACCTGAAAGATGGCTGGTGGCAGCGGATAATCTCGAACAGGTATTTCCTGCAATAGCGCAACGGTTGCTACTGATAAATAACGAAGGCAGAGGTCAGGAGGACGCAGATGAATTCATAGCTGATGGAATGCTTGCCCTTATAGCCATGCGGTATGTTGGCAACTTTGCCCACGATAAGTGTCGGTTTATTCCAATACCAGATGAACCATGAAAGGAGAAATTTACATGTCAATGTCGATGTTTGGAAGTAATAGTAAGCCAGACCTTTTTAAACAGAGAAGTATCCAAATAAAAGATAGTAATGCAAATGAAATAATTAAAGAAATGCAGGATGAAGGCTTTTTGGAGGTTGTAAGAGATTATCAAACCAATGAAATTCTATTCCTCTGTAACTACGGCACATGGCATAAAATTATGATTGGTGATATTCACATTGAAATAGAAAGGCCTGAACCTTTGTCTTTAGACAGAACACAGTTATTAACGGCAGTAAGGATTGACAAGAACGATACTGGTTGTTGCGCTTCTGACTGTGGTTATCTTAACGTTGGCAATGACCCATTTAAAACAGATGGCGAAATCAGTTTTTGTAGTTTATATAATAAAGAATTACATGGTTTGTGCAGTAAAACAAGATGCGGAGAATGTCACTTGGAGAATAAATAGTTAATTCGCATAATCAGGAAAGGTCGCATAAAAAATGGGTGATGTTAAAGAATTTGATACAAATGCTATACTGTGCAAAATCTGCAAGAAGAGAAAGTCAACAGTATTGTGTGATGCAATAATAGGTGAAATGGCATACGCTGGTCATCCTCCAAAGATCAATGGCATTATTGACTTAAGCATTCCGATGAGGAGTCCTATTACCTGTGATACTCCTATGTGCGACAAGTGTACAACAAAAATAACTGATCACATGGACCTATGCCCTGACCATGCTAAAAAGCTAAAATGATACGCAGGAGGATGTTATATGATTTTCATGGACAAACTTGGACACCTTATTTCAGACAGCAGCCTCCAGGAGCTGCATCTGTTTGCTAACAAAATAGGATTAAAAAAGTCATGGTTCCAGGATAAGCCAGGCCAGCCTCATTACGATTTAACAACACCCAGGGCAAGAACAAGAGCGGAAGATGCTGGTGCTGTCAGAGTTGATCCCAGAGAGATTGTAAGGCTGCTGGGAAAAGCACAGTATCAAAAAGAATAAACGAAAGAAGGAAAGTCAAATGGCTGAATTTTGTGAGTGTGGTTCCCTGAAGCTAAGAGGTATATGTTCAAACAAGTATTGCCCTGTGAAAAAGATAAAGCGCAAGATATGGGTAATTAATGGCGAATGCTTCAGTTTCAAAAAACCTATTGGCTATGGTAAGGCTGAAAAATCGGCATTGCGAATTGCCGATTTGAGGTTAGAAATACAAAAAGAGCTTGAAGGGTGATGATGCCAATGGAGTTTGGCGTATATCGTGGAGCTGTTGTGCAAATAAGAGCAAAATCCAATTCTACTGTCAGTATCCTTCTGGAGGATGAATCCCCAGCTTCAGTCAATAAAGATGAATTAATATTATTGATGGATGGTGTATTAGGTGATCTAGCTCAACAGCTCCACGAAGCGAAGAATGAAATTAATACTCTCATGGTAAGGATGTATCGGCTGGATGAAGAGTATCACAAGAAAATTGAAGCTCTTCGGGAGATGTATATGAATGCCAGAAGCAAAGAGATAAGGACAATAAATCAGATTTTGAGAAATTCGCAAGGAACTTGTCAAAAATAACAGGATTGACATGAGATTAAAAATAAGATATAAAAGGTGGTGAGGTCATTGAGTAAAATGAATTTGCAGGAACTGAAGAAAGATGATCTTCCGGAAATATACTGCCAGATAATGAATGAAATTGGACTCGATAATACGATTAAGATTGCAAAACTATTTGGCGGCCAGTATGTATATTTCCATAAGGCAGAATCTGTTGAACGCCCTCTGAGAGATCGAAAGATCAGAGAGGAATTCAATGGCTATAATTATGATGAGCTTGCGAAAAAATATAACCTCACAGGTATCATGATTAGATATATATGTGATGATATTATAGACAACAGGCGTAATCGACCAATGGATGGGCAAGCCACACTATTCAGCAAAGATTAATTAAATATTTAATTTAAATACTTAAAAAGATATTTTTCATGAAATGAATTAAAATCCAAGTATACTAAATGCTTGGATTTTTTATTTTACTCAAAAGTGTGAGGTAAATACATGAACGGAATTAATCTTACTGCAGTACTCCAGATTATCACAGGTTTGGTGATTGCAATTATCGGCTTTTTTCTTAAGGATAAATTCAAAAAGCTTGAAGATGCGGATACAGACAATAGGTGCAGGATATCAGCAATTGAAAAATCCTTCAGTGATTTTAAAGAAAAAATGCCTCTTATGTACACAACCAGAGAAGACCAGTTGAGAGCACAGGCAAGCTTGGAAGCCAGAATTGAAAAAGTCAGTACAAGCATGGAACAAGGGTTTGAGAAAATCAATGTGAAATTGGACTACAAGCTTGATGGATTTTTTAAGGATGTGGACCAGAAGATTAATAAGTACAATGACCATCTGAATGAACATATTACAAAAAAAGAGGAGTGAATTCATGGACAGCTTAAAGATTATTGAAATCAAAAGGCTCAGAGCGCTAATTCTTACTTCCCTTTATGAATCAGTTAAAGGGGTTTTACTTGTTACTACTGTTAAGCGGGCATTCCAGGCTAATTATTCTGCCATTGAAGTTGATAAGCAGATAGATTACCTGAAGGAAAGAGAATACATTCGCGAGTTGAACCCGGATGAGCAAATACATGATGACATAGTCATAAAAATAACTGATAAAGGTCAGGATGTTTGCGAGGGTACAACCGATGATCCGGGAGTTGGATTTTGATGGGTACCCAAAGAGAACGGACAAGGGTTTGTTCAAAAGTTGATGAGCTGCCGGATGACATTCGAAAAAAGCTTGATCAGATGCTGGCTGCTACCGGTGAAAACTATCTTAAATATACTGAGATAGCTGAAGATATAACCAATATGGGATACCCGATAAGTAAGTCATCTATTAGCAGGTATGCCATACGTAACAATTCAGTTGTTAAACGATTGAAGGAAGCCAGGCTTAGAACTGAAGCACTGCTTTTGGCCGTTAAGGATAACCAGGATATTGAGGGTACAGAAATAGCAGCTGCCATGTTTGTTGATCAATTGGTTCAGAGAATGGCAACGGCTGAAGATGATATTGAAAACCTTCCTATCGACAAGGCGGTCAAGCTCATGGTTGCGATCCAGAGAAGCGCTGTATATAAAGAGAAGTTTAAAAAGGACTTCAATAAGATATACAAGAAAGCTTTGGAAGAAGTTAAGCAGGAAATGAGGGTGGAATTGAAAAACAATCCAGAACTTTTTGAAATGATGGTGAGCTTTGCAAACAAGGTTGATGACAAGATAGCTCAGAAGCTGGAGAAGGAAGCAAATGGGTAAATGGTATGTACTCCATGTGAAAACCGGTAAAGAGGTAGAAGTAAAAAATATCCTGTTGAGAGATCTTCCGGATATTAAAGCACTGGTTCCACAAAGAATCCTTCGTGAAAGAAATGATGGCGTGTGGAAACAAGTAACCAGGACTCTTATTCCGGGGTATGTGTTTGTAAAGGTATTCATGGATGCAGCAATGTTTTATAAGCTAACTGGAACACCTTCAGTAATACGGATACTTGATAATGAAAAAGGTCCAGAGCCAATACCTGAAGATGAAATGCAAATTGTTTACAGGCTCTCCGGGGACGGTGACCCACTCGGTATATCGGAAGTGTTTTATGAAGGCGGCAAAATAACGATAGTATCAGGTCCCCTCCAGGGACTTGAAGGCCAGATAGTTAAGATTGATCCCAGAAGATTCAGAGCAAAAGTAAACATCACTTTGATGGGTGAGCCTCGGATCGTGGAGCTGGGTGTTGATGTAATCAATAAAATCGGAACCTGATACATACTGATTCGTCGTATGCAATGGTAAAGAGGTCATAAGGCGGGATAAGTTATTTGGCTTAAAAGAGTCAAATGGCGAAGCCTGCCTTTATTTAATTTCGAAACCAAATAAAAAATGGGATGCTTGATCCCGGATATGGCATTCCCGCAACTTAATAAAAATGGCTATTGGTGATAGAAAGTAAAAGCAACTCAAATTTACTGAAGATAAAACAGAATTGGCCGGGCAATTCTGGTATTAAGCAAAAATATTGTTATCCCCTCTTCTATATTGATATTAGCATATTGTTACAACGCGTTATAACGGACATTAAAGCGATTTTTAGTGGCATGGTAATATAAACGGGCACAAAAATAAGGATAAGGCATTTAGGCCTTATTTTAAGTTGGTGAAAAAATGGGCATTATTGCAAGCTTAGTCGAAAATGATTTCGGCATTAAAAAAGAATACATAATAGCCCGTGATAGCTTTTGGGAATATTGTAAAATACGACACCCGAAGCACTTTAAAGATAGCAGGCCATATCAAAAGGAAATTTGTGATACCTTTCAAGCTCTGTATGAGAAAAGGATAATTCGGTTTCATCCGGATGAGTCCTGGAAGATCGTTGAAACGACAGTGCCTTTATATGGCTTTGAAGTCTGTAGGAAAATGAAATTAAATGTTCCTCCCAGGCATTATAAGTCATTCACTGCTACCCTGTTTTCCCAGTGGTGTCTTGGTAAAAATAACGAGAACCGTATAATAACAACATCATATAATGAAACCCTTTCCGGAAGATTCGGAAAAGCCGTCAGAGATGGTATTGATGAGACTCGTATTGATGATAAAAGAGTCGTATTTAATGACATATTCCCGGACACCAGGATAAAACAAGGTGATGCAGCAGTCCAGCTGTGGGCATTGGAAGGACAGTTTTTTAACTATCTGGCAACATCTTTTAATGGAACTGTAACCGGTGTAGGCTGTAATATCGGAATCATTGATGATCAGTTAAAAACTGCGGCTGAAGCTCATAATGAGAATCTCCTTGAAAATCAGTGGTTATGGTACACTGATACTTTTTTATCCAGGCTTGAAGAAGATGCAATGCAGATCGTGATCATGACCAGGTGGACATCAAAAGATATTTGCGGCAGGCTGGAAAAAGAAGCTGAAGCAAATGAATGGTATGAGCTGAAGCTTAAGGCATGCCTTAATGAAGAAACTGGAGAAATGCTTTGTCCAGAGGTATTTTCCTTTAAATCGTATAAAGCAAAAAAAGCATTGATGTCAGCTGCAATATTTCTTGCCAACTATCAGCAAGAGCCTATGGACGTTCAGGGACGTTTATATTCTGAACTTAAAACTTATGAAGATTTACCCAGGGATGATAAAGGCAACCTGATTTTTGATGAAATTATCAGTTATACAGATACAGCCGACACAGGAGCTGATTATACATGCACACCGGTAGCTTTGTTATATAACGGTGATGCATACCTTATTGATGTATCCTACAGTGATCAGCAAATGGAAGTAACAGAGCCTGAGACCGCAAAGCTTTTATATGTTAATAAAGTAAATACGGCATGGGTGGAAAGCAACAATGGTGGCCGAGGATTCGCAAGGAACGTGCAACGTATTTTACTGCAAAAGTATAAGACCAGAAAAGTTATTATTAAATGGTTCCACCAAAACCTTAACAAAAATTCGAGGATACGTTCAACTGCAACAAATGTAATGGAGCATGTGTACTTCCCTATTAATTGGCATATCAAATGGCCTAAGTTTTATGAGGCCTTAATCACATACCAGGCTAAAGGCAAAAACAAACATGACTGTGCTCCAGATGCTTTGACAGGCTTGGTCGAAAAGATGGAAAACAAAAACCGGAAAAAAGTCAGGGCATGCAAATCCCTATATTAGTATAAGAGGTGCAAATCATGGATATTACTGTTATTCGGAATTTGCTGGCCATAAGCCAGAACATTACCAGCGACATCATAAAAGATCTAATATCAGATCATGCCACCAGGCATGCTAAAATGTACAATTTGTATGAACGATATAAGGCAACTACAGCAGGAGTCCCTGTCTTCTCAAGAACGTTTGATGATAAGAACAAAGTTAATAATAAGCTTAACAATGACTTTTTTGGTGATATTATAGATACAAAGATCGGGTATTTTGCCGGAAAGCCAATATCATACGGCCTTGATCGTAATATGTATATGCCAGATGGAAAGACGCTTAATGAGCAGCTATATCTTAAACATACAAAACAGATTAGTAACTTTAACATCAGATGTAACATTGAAGATCTGGATTCAGAGACTGCCAAAAAAGCTGCCATATGCGGTTATGGCTCCAGGTTGTTATACATTGACAAAAACGCAATGGAAAAAGTCATTGATATTGATCCCTGGGAAACAATATTCATAAATGATGGTTCTATTAGTGAAGCTCAATATGCTTTAAGGTATTATACCATTTCTGTAATTCAGAATAATAATACTGTTCAAAGAACGCGGGTAGAATGGTATGATTCCCAGAATGTCACCTTCTATATCATGAATGACAAAGGTGAATATGAGCTTGACGATATGGAGCCGGTAAATCCAAAGCCACATCTGTTTGACGATGTACCTTTGATATGCTTTCCAAACAACGAGGAGCTTCAGGGAGATGCTGAAAAGGTTTTAAACCTGATTGATGGATACGATAATACTCTCAGTGATATAAACAGTGAGCTTGAGCAATTCAGACTTGCATACATGATATTTATTGGAATGGATCCGGATGAAGATACAATAAATGCAGCTAAAAGAACAGGAGCTTTCGGCCTGGAAGAAAACTGCAGCGCAGAGTTTCTTACCAAGACAATAAATGATGTCATAATCGAAAATCATCTCAACAGGCTTGAAGAAAATATACTCAAGTTTGCAAAGTCAGTCAATTTTGGGGATGAAGCATTCGGTGGTACTATAACAGGCATTGCTATGAAGTTTAAGCTGTTTGGTCTGGAAAGCAAATGTATTACTGCTGAAAGGAAATTTGCTGCAGCATTAAGAAACCAATATAGGATACTTTCAACAGCATGGCTTAAAAAAGGCATATCTATTGACTATACCAATATCTTTTTTACTTTTAAGCGTAACTTCCCTCTTAACTTGCTTGATGAAGCTCAGACTACAACACAGCTCAAAGGGAATATATCAGAGCGCACCAGGTTATCACTTTTAAGCTTTGTAGATGATGTAGAATATGAAATGCAGCTTATGGAGCGAGAGAATATAGATAAAGTGGATCTGGATGATGATCCGGATAATGATTTGGAGGATGAAGACAATGAAAATGCCTGAGTCTATAAAAATCGGCTGGAGAAAATACAAAATAACAGAAGACGAAAAGAAATGTAATAAACGAGGTCAAGACGTTTATGCTGAAATAATCTATGAAGAAAACAGTATATATGTCTATGAAAAGCTTGATAATGCTAATAAAAAAGTTTCGTTACTGCATGAAATTCTGCATGGCATAGGTTATATGATTGGTAATAAGTCCTTCAGGGAAGATGAAGAGATCATTACTTCCCTATCAGAAAATCTGTATCATGTTTTTAAAGACAATCCGGATTTAATCAAATATCTGGGAAGTGATGAAGATGAGCCTGGATAAAAACTTTAATGCAGCTGACAAGGCAATTGACAGAATAACAAATTCAACAAGGAAAAACATTATCAAGGCTTATTCGGAGTCTTTAAACTCGGTAAGAAGTAAAATGGCATTCATTTTTGAGAAATATAGTACTGATGGAGTTTTGACATATGCAGATATGGCTAAATACAACCGTCTAGTAAATCTAGAAAAAGAGATTCGTGATGAGCTGTATGGCCTTACAGGAGAAAATGCAAAAGCCATTAGAACATTATCTGGTGACGTATATCAGGAATCGTATTATAGAACCGCTCACGCTCTGGAATTTGAAGCTCAAGCTAAACTTTCTTATGGAATGATAAATCCAAAAGTAATAGAGGCCAGTATTCAGAATCCTCTTTCCGGCCTTAAGCTTGACGATGTACTTATCAAAAACAGAAATAACATAATAACCAATGTCAGGCAGCAGATCACCCAGGGACTTATCCTGGGAGAATCCTATCCTAAAATTGCCCGGCGTATGAAGGATACCTTTGAAGGTGATGCAGCAAAAGCATTAAGGGTTGCACGGACAGAATCACACCGGGTACAAACTGAAGGTAGGCTTGCATCAATGGATCATGCTCAAAGTAAAGGGGTAAAGATGGTCAAGGTCTGGGTTGCATCGTTGGATGCAGCTGTCAGAGATACGCATGCAGCACTGGATGGTCAAAAGGTCGGTATGGATGAATTATTCTATATACGCGGTATGAGTGCAAAAGCTCCCGGATTGTTTGGTATAGCAGCTGAAGATATAAATTGCAGGTGTACTGTCAGAGCTGAAATAGAAGGTTATGCTCCTGAGCTGCGCCGATCTCGTGAAGATGGTATTATCCCCTACTCTGATTATAAGTCATGGAAGGATAACCGTTTAGGTTTTTAAGGCAAAAAGCTTTAAAATAAATTATTTGCCGGTATAGATCGGCAGGAGAGGAGTTCTTTATGGACATAAAAGAAATAAATGCATATCTTGAAGCCAATAAGGACAGTGAAGAGGTCATTAAATTTATCGGGGGTTTCGTGACAACCGATAGAGTGAAAAGCTTTCTTGCTGAGACCGAAGAAGGCAAAAGGATAATGCAAAGTGAAAAGGATGCACATTTTACTAAGTCTCTTGACACCTGGAAAACCAATAATCTCAATGCATTGGTAGAAGCAGAGATTGCAAAACGTCATCCGGAAGAGACTGAGGATCAGAAGCGCATCCGGAAACTTGAGATGGAGCTGAACGATACTAAAAAGAACGCACAACGAACCGGCCTGAAGAACAGAGCTATCACTGTACTAACAGAAAAGGGTATTCCGCTTGACTTTGCGGATCACTTTCTGGGAGACGATGAAGCAATGACAGATGAAAACATAGCAAAGCTTGAATCAGTTTGGCAGACTACCATCCAGGCAGCTGTCGAAGCAAAGTTCAAGGAAAACGGCAGAGATCCGCGTAAGAACAACAATTTTAATGGCGGCATAAATCCTTGGAAAAAGGAAACCTTTAATCTGACCATGCAAGCAAAGATTTTGAAGGAAAACCCCGAGCTTGCAAAGACACTTAGAGAACAGGCATAAAAACACAATAATTTCCCTTGAAGTAGAAATATCAAAACACTAAAAATATGTTTGGAGGATGATAACATGGCACCAACCAAAATAGCTGATATTATAGTTCCTGACGTTTTTAACCCTTATGTAATTCAAAGGACTGCAGCGTTGTCTGCATTAGTTCGTAGTGGTATTGTTGTACTTGATCCGCAGATGGACACACTTGCCAGAAGTGGCGGCGTAATAATCAATTTGCCTTTTTACAATGACCTTACAGGTGATGATGATCTGCTTGATGATGATGATGATCTTGGGCTTGCAAATATCACTACAGGTCAGGATCAGGCAGCTCTATTAATGAGAGGAAAAGCCTGGGGTGTAACAGATCTGGCTGAGGCTTTGAGCGGAGATGATCCGATGAAAGCTATTGGTGATCTGGTAGCTGAATTCTGGGGAAGGAAAGAACAGACAATATTAATAAAAATACTTGCCGGTATCTTTGCTGATAATCTTGCAAATGACGCAGGAGATCATATCAAGGATATAGCTATTGCCGATGGTAACAATGCTTTAGATGCAAACCTTATTGGATCTGATTCTGTTATCGATGCAGCTACATTGCTTGGTGATGCAGCTGGTAAGCTCACAGCTATAGCAATGCACTCTATTCCTTATTCCAGGTTGCAAAAGAAAAACCTCATTGAGTTCCTTCCTGACAACGAACAGGATATCGGTTTCGGTCTGTATCTCGGAAAAACTGTTATAGTTGATGATTCATGTCCCAGGGCTGCAGCCGGACAAAGCGGATATAAGTATACGTCTTACCTATTTGGGCGCGGTGCTGTAGCACGTGGTGAAGGAGCTGCCAAAGTACCTACTGAAACAGATAGGGATGCTCTTGGCGGCGGTGGTACCGACATACTGATATCAAGGAGACACTTCATACTCCATCCCAGAGGTATTAAATTTACTAATAATACCGTAACCAAAGCTTCTCCATCAAACACTGAGCTGGCATTGGCTGCAAACTGGGATCGTGTTTATGAAAGCAAAAATATCAGAATAGTCGAGCTGATCACCAACGGTTAATTATTTATAAAAATCAAAATTCGATAAAACAGGCGTCTATATTTTGACGCCTGTTTTATTCAAAAAGGAATGGAGAAGATATGGGCGATATTTTTAATGAAAAGCCAATGAAAAGGATATTCGACAGTGTATATAAGGCAATAAACAATGCCATTGATGGATTGCTGGCAGGTTTACAAGGCGTTTCAGAGCCTATAACTGAAGGTACTCCGGTCAATGCTGTTGCAGCAACCAAGACACTGACAATTGCAGGTGTTGTCATTGATGGCGAAACCATGACCATTGGTGATGATGTTTATGAATTCTGTGCAGATGTAGCACAGTCACTGACTGCCGGTAGTACTATTGCGGTGGATATCGAGGCAGCATCTACTAAATCAGCTGGCACTTTGACCATGGACACGCAGCCTACAGCTGGTGACACAATGACAATCGGTACAACTGTCTATACCTTTGTACCCATAGGTACCGCCAACGGAGAAGGTGAAATTGATATTGGTGTTGATCTTGCAGCTGCTAAACTTGCAACCGTAGCCGCTATAAATGGTACCGATGGTATTAACACTGCACATCCATTAGTTACCGCAGCCGCTTTTGCTGTAAATGATTGTGTTATCACAGCTTTGGTTGGTGGCGTAGCTGGTGATCTGATTGATAGTACAGAAACATTTACTGCTGGATCTAACGTGTTTGATGCTGGTACTTTGGGCACAACCGTAGCTGGTGTTGATTGTGTCCAGGCCGATGCCGTTACCGCTTTAGTAGCTGCTGTTACTGCAAGCGATACCCAGGGCGTAGGTGCTGCTGATGGTGTTGGAGACACTGTTGTTTTAACGGCAGACATAAAAGGAGTCAGCGGAAATGCAATTGCAATAGCTGAAAATATGGCAAACGGTAGTTTTGCAGGTGGTGCAGTTGCATTGAGTGGAGGCATTAACGGGACTGTTGGCGACAAGGGAGATATGTTATTTGATGCAAACTATTTTTATATAGCTGCTAATGATAATACTATTACAGATGCCAACTGGAGACGCATACAATCCAATTCTTATTAATAAGAGGGGGATATAAATCCCCTCTCACCTATTATATTCAATCACTAAATTCTCAGTAAATATGTCAAATTTAACAACAGGAAGGTGATTAAATGAGCGCGACTGGATTTCAAAGAACGAGACGGAATATCCAGAAAAACAACCAGGTTCAAGACGTAATAGTACCTTATGCAGAATTGGGGTGGCCGGAACTCAAAAAGTATGCTGCTGAAAAAGGTATAGATGTAAAAGGCAAAAAGAAAGAGGAAATTTTGAAAGCCCTGGCCGATCTGGAGGGATGACCCATGGCGATAACAACAGTTGCAAAGGTTAAAACAATATTGCAAATAACTGATAAAGATGCACTGATCACTGAGTTGATACCAATGGCTGAAGCTGATTATCTTGCGATACGGAATAAAGCTTTTGATACTGATGGTGAGGGAAATATCCTCTACCCTGCCGGAGCGGAGCTGACTGCCATCAGGATGATTGAATTTCAAATGTCAAAGAAAACTGCAGGTGTGAAAGCTGAAAGTCTGGGTGATTACTCAGTTACATACGAGGATGCTTCCGGAAAGTATCCCAAATCAATAATAAGCGGGATAAGAAAGTATGTGAAGTTTGTATGAACATGAGAAGGTTTTATACACCTGGCAAGCAAGTTATGCGAAAAACTAAAACCCCTAATGGTATGGGCGGCTACTCTGAATCATGGAGCTTATTTAAAACAATTGATGGATGCATACGTCCCCTGCAGGGTGATGAAAGGCTCTCGGCTGATAAAAAAACATTGTTTGCTACACATCGTTTATACTGCGATTATGACACCAGCATACTTCAGACTGACAGGATAACCGACAGCGGCCATGATTATGAAATTAAATTTATTAACGACCCAATGCAGATGCACGAGTTTCTGCATATAGACATGGAGCTGATTACATGAGTGAAAATTATAAGTCGTTTATCGATAAAGCCAAGAATGCTTTATCGGAAGCTGAAGAAAGAACACTGGAAGCCATTGGTGTATTTATAGAAGGTGAAGTAATTGTCAGGACTCCTGTACTGTCTGGTAATCTTAGAAATAGCTATACACATAAAATGAATTCTGATGACCGATCTGTAAGCATTGGTACGCCTGTAGATTATGCGGTATATGTTGAAAAGGGTACCAGCAAACAAGAAGCGCAGCCACATCTTACACCGGCTGCAGAGGACAATATTGACAGAATAAAAAAGCTGGCAAGTGAGATGATGAAAATTGATTGATATAACAGCATTTAAAAAAAGTCTATATAACATGATATCGGTGTTTTTAAAAACATATGATGCAAAAGCTGATCAGGATGCAGATTGCAAATATGCAGTATATAAGCTGCCTTCAAGCTTTAACGGAGACAAAGACAATAGTCAAAACATTCATTTTACCCTGGAGGTACATGTCTGGGATAAAAACAGCGACTCAACATGGATTGATGACATGTGTTCTACATTGGACAATTCGTTAACCGGAACCAGCATTGTCACAGTAGCTTTTTATTACACCATGGAAAGAATAAGTCCATTTCTTCCTATCCCTGACCCGGTAGATGATATTCAACACAGAGAAATTCGATATTTGGTAAAAGTACAATTTTTATAAAGGAGCGTGACTCATAATGAGTGTCAAAGCAAATGCACCGCTGGGCGTGCCAACGACCGAGTACCTCGGACCCGGTGCTATCTATTTCAATTATGGCGAAGTTGATGAAGCTGTAGTCGGGGCAACCAAGAAAGGCGGCGAATTCAATGATGGAGTCGAGTTTAAACAGAGAGAGGCTGATGGAGACCTGGGACCGGTTAAAGGAGCAATCGATTTGATCAAACTGGCACCGGTATTAAAAATCAACGCCTTGAAAATCGACAAGACAAATCTACAGAAATTCTTTGCAGGAATGAGCCTTGTTGATACGGATGCCACATATTCAAAGCTCACCAGGATGGTAGATCTATCAAACAGCTATATTACGAATGTGGCTTATGTAGGTCAGAACCGCAGCGGTCAGGATATAGTAATAATTCTTTATAATGTCCTGGGAGACGGAACATTGGTGATAGCATTCACCAAGAACGAAGATATTGTTCCGGAAGTTAAATTCAGCGGTACTTTTGACCCGGCCACATTTGTCAGAACAGATCCGGATACATATCCTTACCAGGTCTGGCTCCAGAAAGGTGCAGGCTATACAGTTACATTTACGGTAGATGATGGTGTTAATCCTGTCGTAGGTGCTCTTGTCACATTTAATGGCGCTACTGTTGAAACGGATGTAAACGGCCAGGCAGTATTCGCTGCTGTACCCACAGGCACAAATAAAGGCTACAAGGTTGAAAAGACCGGATTTGTTACTTATCAATCTGCTATTACGGTTGATGGTATTGAGGCGGTCGGGGTATCCTTGACAGCTGAGACTTAATCGGAGGTGTAATTCATGATAATAAGTACAGAAAAGGCTTTTGACATTCTGCCGTATGCAGTATCTATAATTGAGAAGCTTGATATGAAAGGGTATATTCTCCAAAATAAAGAGCTTATCAATACTGAAGATAAGGATAAAGTAAATAAAATCATGGATGAAAAAGGCTTTGATTTTGTTATGCATATTTTGAAAAACACTAGCAAGGTAAAAACCGAAGTGTTTGATATCATTGCAGTAGTTCAAGACAAATCGGTTAATGAAGTTAAGTCTCAGCCTATCAATATAACAATTAATCTTTTTAAAACTTTGCTGCAGGACACGGAATTGATGCGTTTTTTCAAGTTAGCTGTGAAATAGGGTGGGAGCGCGCTCTCACTCTTTTACACAGCAATTATAATTACGAATACCTTAAGCGCCAGAAGCCGCAGATATTAACAAAGCTGTTAGTACATTCGCGAAGCAGCGAAATAGAACGAAAGGCATGGGAAAAGTGGTTAGTTTTATATCATGCTTCTCAATTTATTCCCAATTCCAGTCTTCAAAATTTTGAAACATACATTAAAAAAGATATGCCGGTTAATGATGAAATTTCGGATGATGAGTATGACGATATCATAAAAAATGCGGAAGAATCAAAAGCACGGCATCAGAAAGCTATGAAACGGTGATAGTATGGAAATATTTCAGCTGTTCGGATCTGTCCTTCTAAAAGGTGCAGACAATTCAGAAAAACAACTTGATAGTATAGATAGAAAAGGCTTAAATGTTGGTGAGACATTAGGCAAGATTGGAAAGGTTGCATTGACTGTAGGTGCAGCCATGGTAACAGGCTTTGGTGCTGCTACGGCTGGAGCATTTAAGCTTGCAGAAAAGGCTTCCGATCTTTCCGAGGCTCAGAATGTTGTTAACGAAACTTTCAAAGTATCTAAGGATTCTGTATTGTCATGGAGTAAAACCATATCAGAAACAGCAGGCATATCTGAAACTAATGCTGTCAAGTTTGTCGGCTCCATGGGTGCCATGCTTAAATCTTCCGGATTAACCGAAGATGCATCTGCAAGTATGGCTGAGTCTTTGGTGCAATTAACCGGTGACATGTCATCCTTCTATAATCTTGGACATGACGAAGCCTGGGGAAAGATACGTGCTGGTATAGCTGGAGAAACAGAACCGTTAAAAGCACTTGGTATCAACATGTCTGTGGCAAATATGGAGGCTTTTGCTTTAGCAAATGGAATTAAAAAGTCATACAGCGAAATGTCACAGGCTGAGCAAACAACACTAAGATACCAATATTTAATGCAGGCAACGGCAACTGCACAAGGAGACTTCGGACGTACTCTGGAAACATCATTCCCAAATCAGCTACGTGTAATGCAGATGCAAATAGAATCAACTGCAACATCAATTGGGCAGACTTTCCTTCCCGCTTTTCTTGGAATTTTCAAAGCAGTCAATGATGGTTTTAAGACCGGTGACTGGGCTAGTGTCGGCCAATCTATTGCTGATGGTTTAAATGATGTAATAGGAAAAGTGTCTGGAATGATAACCGAGGCAGCTCCAATGGTGGCCACATTAATCGGTGGAATAGCAACCGCCATAACTGAGGCAACGCCAAGCATTCTGCCTACTATTATTGATACCTCATTGCAGATACTTAATACATTGATAAATGTATTGAACGATAATAGCTATCAGTTAATTGAAGCCGGTATGGAAGCTTTAACCATTCTTATCCTTGGAATAGCAGATGCCCTCCCGCAACTTATTGACACTGCATTGACAATAATATTACAGTTAATAAACCATCTTTCTAACAATTTGCCAATGATTATGAAAGCGGGAATAGAAATACTATTCGCTATCATAGATGGCATTCTTGATAAGCTTCCGGATTTTATATTTCTTGCCATAGATTTAATAACTGTATTTGCCAAAGGTTTAATTGATGCCCTTCCCAAGCTTGTTGAGAAGCTGCCTCAGATTATAATGACTATTGTTACTGTATTAATAGATAACTTACCGCTTTTAATTGATGCCACAATAGAAATAATAACTGCATTAATCACAACATTTTATGAAAACCTTCCCTTATTTATAAAAACTTCTGTGGAAATAATTTTAGCCTTGGCGGCAGGAATAGTAGGTGCAATCCCTCAGTTACTAATGGTTGTGCCGAAATTATTTGATGCAATAGGAAAAGCTCTTGCTGGTATTAATTGGGGAGAACTTGGTATGAATATCCTTAATGGCATTGTTGAAGGTGTAAAAAATGCGGCAAAAAATTTGGCTAATGCAGTAGTCAATGCAGCTAAAAATGCTCTTGATGCAGCAAAAAACCTTCTCGGCATCCACTCCCCGTCCTCCGTCATGCGCGACCAGGTCGGTAAAATGATTGGCTTTGGTATGGCTGAAGGTGTCACAGATAGTATGGATGAGATAGATGCAGCAATGGAAAAGCTTAATTTGAGGATTACAGGTGATCAGAATAACATCCAGAAGCCTGTTTCAAATTCATCTTCAATGCCTGTTAATACTCATTTAGTTGGTCAATCTTCGGATAATCCAAGTATATTTATTAATGTCAACTACCCTTCCCTGCTCAATATGCAGGCCATAGGAGAACTAGGTGAACAACTTGTAGAAATCATAAGAATGAAGACCGGATTGAGGACGGTGTAAACAGTGATTACAATATCAGGCAATCAGGTTGCTATATCAAAAAATAGTTTATACATAGGTGGAGCAATTGAAGAAAGGTCGATTGCTACTTTTATTGTTCAGCAATATAATGGAGAATTTTCAAAAGGACAGCCGGTAGCAATATATGATTCTGATTCTGATTCAATATTTGCTGGAGTAATCGAATTACCTTTTAAAAAGAGAGATGGATTGTCGTTTTCTCATGAAATTAAATGCATAGATTGGCATTACCTCACTGATAAGCGCATAATTGCAAAGTCATACGAGAACGAACTTGCAGGAGATATTGTAAGAGATATAGTTACAAATTATCTTGCTGCAGAGGGAGTTACTGTCGGAGAGATACAGGATGGACCATTAATCACCGAAGCAGTTTTTAACTATATTTACATTACTCAGTCTTTGGACTCTATGGCTGAGAAAACAGGCTTTACATGGTACCTGGATGATATTAAACGGCTATACTTTATTGACCGGTCGACATATGCAGCTCCGTTTACATTGACAGAGGCAGACTGTGTAAAAGACTCAATTAAAGTTGAAAAAGGTAATCCAAAATATCGTAACAGGCAGTATATAAAAGGTGTAAGAGATATAACAGATCCGTACTCAGAAAAACATTTAGGAGATGGCAAGGCGAGATCCTGGACGGTACCTTTCCCTATTGCAAAAGAACCTACGATAAAAATAAATGGCGTAGCTATAGCAACTACAGATGTCGGCATCAGAGGTATAGAAAGCGAAAAGAAATATTATTGGTCCAAAAATGATAAAATAGTTAACCAAGATTCCAGCGAAACAGTTTTAACCTCTAGCGATGAAATAGAAATAATATCACAAGGTTATTTTGATATTGTTGCTCTTACATATAACCCGGATGCTATCGATGCATTAAAAGCAATTGAGGGAGCCGGTACTGGCTATGTGGAAGCTGTTGACGATGAACCAGCAACGACAACGAGGGAATCGGCATTCCAGATCGCAAACAAACGCCTTGAAAAGTATGGCACTATAGATTATAGAATCAAGGCTAAAACTACACGTAAAGGTCTTAAGCCAGGCCAATTATTACCTATTAGTTTTACTGATCATAATGTGTTTGTTGATGCTTTAATTGAGTCTGTGAATGTGGAAGTGATTGACAATATCTATTATTATTCAATAACAGCAGTTGAAGGACCTGTTTATGGATCATGGACAAAAATGTTTTATAAGATTGCTACAAGCCGTCTTGACTTTACGATCCGGGAGAATATTGGCGAAGATGAAATGTTAACGCTCCTGCAGGAATTCTCAAAAACATGGTTGGAAGCTAACAGCCCGAACATATTTAAAGAGATCTATGCTTCTGATACTTTATTCCCTTCTGATACTTTGTTCCCGATGTTTGAGACCGAAGACAGAGTAAAGTATATTGAATTGCTTGATGGATCTGACCAGGTTATCATCCGAAAACCTATAACAAAACAGACGGGAGCTGACACTGCTGAGATAGAATCAATTGTCATGCTGCTGTCTTTTGAGGCGAATGTACAAATAGCAAAGGTAAGATGGTACGGCGGTGTATTTGCAAGTACTGCAAACGGCTCAGGCATAATGGTGGATGAGCAGGTTTACTCACATGAAAAGAATCAGTTTGAAGTTATTGAGCTACTTAAAACAGACACACGGAACTTTGTACCGATGACAGGAACCAAAGCGCTGACTGTAGCATACTGGCAGGGTTTAAATGATGATGTGGAGCAGTATCTGTCTCATTCGTTATAAGGAGGGAATGTTTTGAACTGGACTGAATCAACCCCGATTAATCCTACAAATTTAAATGATCTTGAGGGTAGAATTGCAACGGCAGATGCCAATGTCACAGCAGGTAAGGCAGCAGTTGCAGCTGCTATAACTGCTATGGGGCAGACTGCGACTGGTAGTGAGACATATGCCCAATTAGCAGGGCATATAGCTGATATTTCAGACGATGCCACAGCCGTGGATGCAGAAGTGTTGGCAACAAAAACATTTTATAGGGCAGGTGCTAAAGGTACAGGCTCCATGCCGGACAGAGGCAGCGTGGGAACTCAAAATCTTACTACAGAAGGTCAAGAGTACACTATAGCCGCAGGGTATCATAATGGACTTGGAAAGGTAAAAGCAGTAATAACAAATCTCATAGCAAGTGTCTTAAAGCATGGAGCAGTAGTAGGCGGAATTACCGGCAATTATGACACAGAGGCATCAGTACCTATAACGGCTGCAACCGTGCTTATAGGCAAAAAGGGACGGGTAAACGGTGCTACTATAACAGGTACAATGCCTGATAGAGCAGGCGATACAGCGGCTTTAGCACAAACACGGAGCGGTACTACTGTTAAGTTAAGAGCTTCGGAAGGATTTAGAGATGGAACAAATGATTATGTAACACATACAGATGCTAATGATACAGCAGAAAATATTAGGGCGACAAAAACAATCAGAGGGTTGACGGGTACATTTACAGCAGATGCCGATGCAATATCAAGCGATATAGTGCTAGGGAAAACAGCGTATGTTAACGGCATAAAACTAACGGGGAACCACTCTCCCATTAAGAGTATTCAAACTGGTATTAGCTATACGCCATACGGTTCGTATGATAATGAAGCAGCGATTATATCTGCAGTTGATGTGAATAAAAGTATTGTCTTATGCTATAAATATGGTGCTAGTGTCGACCGTTTAAATATGACAACTGCTTTTGGGTACTTAGCTTCTTCTACTAGCTTACATACGTATACTATGGGGGCTTATTCTGGTACTCTTGAAGTTTATTGGCAAGTTATAGAATTTAATGGTATAAAATCACTAAACAGAGGAGAGGTAAGTACTAGCGGATTTACTAGTGGCACTCCTTATTATAAAGATATAACAATTCCAGCAGTTAATCTGTCAAAGACTATGATATTTATGCAATGTTTTACAACTGCAAGCGATACAGAAGACGAAGCATCTTATAATACAAGCTTTGGAGCTTATATGCTAAATAGCACTACTTTGAGAATTACAAAAAATAGCAGCGCAGACAGAATAACTGCTTATTATTATGTAGTTGAATTTGATTAAGGAGGTTGTTTATGAGTAATTTTATCTATGCTCAAATTAACACGGAGACAAAAGAAGTTGTAGCTGTGTCTGTTTTAGCTGGGGAGGTTATAGCGGATAACATGATATATCTTGAAAACGTAGATTATGATTTGCTTGGGAAGGTATATACTGAAGATGGCGTTTTTATTGATAACCCTAATCCACCTGAGATAGAGCCTCCTAATACTACTAGCGAATTAGAGCAACGTATAGCGGATCTCGAAATGGCTATAGCTGCTATATTAGGAGGTGCCGTATGATGATCGTATGGAAACTAAACATATTCCGCAGAGTTATTACGTCTCGAATGACAGCGGAGAGCAGGACAACAGAGGATATTATAGAGGAATATACAGCCTTAACAGTTGAAGAGAAGGCAGAAATTCTATTAGGAATATAAAAAATATTATAGGAGGACTTTAAAATGGCTATTATGGATGAAATCGCAGATGGTTTAAAATTATCAATTGAATGTATCGAAGATAAATTGACATCTACACCGTATGCCTTTGAGCAGGTTACGATTGATAATACAGTAGGCGGTAAAGGTTTAACAGTTGCAACATACGATGCTTCTAAAAAAGCTATTATTTCGGTAGAAACAGCGCAGATAAGGTACAGGGTTGACGGTGGAGCCCCTACAACAACTATTGGTCATGTAGCTGATATTGGTGATACCATCGAACTTGAATCTGCCGAGGAGCTTGTTAACTTTAAAGCGATCCGTACAGGTTTATCCAGTGGTTTAATTAGTGTAAGCTATTTTGATTAAGGCGGGTGTATAACGATGAAACTTAAAAAAGGAATTGCTTTGATTAATACTCTATTAGAATCCATTGCAGGAGTAGGCAGAACTACCGAAACAGTTAAGGGTAACGCAGATTCCTTGGCTAATATTGCGCGGTATTTAAGTACACCAGTGGCAACATACACCCATAGCACAAACACAGAAGTGGTTGTAAGTGCCGTTGATGTTGACACAGATACTTTTACCAGTGTTGGGCATGG